GGACAGGCGCATGACAAAATAGAGGCCAAAGAACGTGGTGAACGGAATAAGCACCGACCCCAGGACGAACCCCAGAAGCACGCAAAAGACCGTCAGCGTGACGAGTGTATAGTCGTCTACGATGGCACCGAGAAGACCTAGCACATAGAACACCAGGTTTCTCGGGGCATTTTCAAGCTGTTTAAACGTATTCACCTTACGGCACTCACTTCCGTCACGTAGTCGTAGGGCTCTTCCGGGATTTCCATCAGCGCCCGCTCGTACTTCTCGATCATCCTCACCATCGCATCAGCCGGGACGACCCTGTCTCGCGCACTGTTGCGGACGATGGCCTGTTCCACATTGCGGAACAGGATCAAATGCGTCTTGACGGACTTGTACTGATCAGCGATCTCGCGCAGGCGCAGGCGAGAGTACGCTTCCAGGTTCGTAGCATCCGCGTAAACGTCGTAGCCCTGGTCTAGATGAAAATCGACCAGTTCATAGAAACGCTTGAAGACCTCATCGTTGGAGGTCTGGACCTTCGCATCGCCGGTCAGTTGTTCGCGCAGCATGTCGGTCGAGATGACCATGGCGGTGCCGGTGTGGGCGAAGCCAGACTTGCCGCAGCCGGGGATGCCGACAGGCATATGTAGAATGGTCATCGGCTTGTCCTACTTTCGTAGTCGCCCTCTGCCTTGCCGAATAGAACGTCGGCCAGCAGGCGCAGAGGGAAGATCGCAATACGGATCACGCGACACATCTTAGCACCTTATCCGGGCAAATGCGAGCGCATCTGATCTACGATGTAACCAATCTCTTCGCCGCCGCGCATGTCGGACAGGCCCTCTAGTTGATACAGCCATTCTTCATATACGGCCTGAGGGATCGTTACCTGATCGGGCACATGGCGCTGCATATTTGGTTCAAGCGACATGCCAACCCTCTGATATGGCTCAAGCCCCGGCTCAACCTTTACTTCGCCAGCCGCCTGCTCCATAGCATTTCGGACCATATCGTCGTGCTGCCCGAAGGCGCTATTTTTGGGAAAGGTCATATCGCTCCCTGATGTGATAGCAGACGCAATGATGTAGCCCGCAATCTCCATCGCCGTCAGTGTCACGGCTGCATTGATTCAAGAAATCGGCATCAAGCTTACGAGCGTAAGCATCCTTGATGAAGTCTTGATCCTTGTTACTCAGGTGTAGGTTCATGCTGCTCCTGTAGATAGCCCTGGACACGCGCCTGTGCCGTCTGGACGGCTCTTGTTAAATGGGACGGCTGAGACAGCGTGCCCATTTTCTGATACTCGGCCTGCAAATCAAGGGACACCAGCAAACCTTCAACGAATCCTAAGACTCGCTCAAGCTCTGCTAGGTGTCCCTTGAGTACAGGGACGACGTTTAAACCGTCGTTAGCCATCCGTTACTGCCATCGCCACATATAGAACGTGATTATAGTCGCCTGACATAGATTCCGTTCGATACCAGTCGCATACTTCCCGCGTGTTACCCGCCTTTTTAAGCGCGCGAGCGACCGTTCCGATGATCGAAAAGGCATTGCCGTCGATACCGATCAAATCAACTTCAGCAGGAATCAGGTCGTCGGGAACTTTCAACTCTGCCATTTACTTAGCCTCCGCGTGATCTGTTGATGTATCTCGCACAAGCGGAACTCCCTGAGGGCCTGACGGAATGTATACCGTCGCAGCACCAGAGCGCTCAAGCGCCTGAATAGCCTCATGCTGAACGTACAGCGGAGTCAGAGTGCTGTTAATCTCATCCTGAGCACGCTTGATACCAATTGACTCCTGGTACCTCTGCTCAGCACGAGCCTTTACCGCCTCGACCTTCAGAAGCTCAGCGCGAGCGGTATTGTGAGCATCGGCTCGGACCTGATAGCGATGAAAGGACTTCCATCCGGCATAGCATCCCATGATCAAAGCCATACAGACCACAATGCCGACAAGAATAATCACAACGCCACCTGTGGTTTCCTTGACAGTCCGCATTAGCGAAGCACCAGTACGTCGGTGTTGGCGATGAGCTTACGGTTGACAGACGTGCTCTGAACGAACACGTCGTACTCCGGGTTGGCGCTTGGCTTGACGCTAACGGCCTGCCCCTGAGGAAGGCCGAGAAGGTTGCGAGCCTCTGCGCCCGCGTAGACCTTGCCCGTAGCCCTTTCGCGGATCACGATCAGCTTGTTGGCCTGAATCCTCTCGGTCTTGGTCAACTGATAGAAACCCTTGCCGATCTCGTAAGGGATACCTCTGGACCAAACGAAATCCTTGATCGGACTGTCCGCATCGACCGGGATAATGTCATACTGGCCCTTGGCCAGAGGGGTAAGCGTGCTGTGCACCGTCTGGGCATTGACCGCATCCAGTCCGGTGGAGAACAGTGAGCGAGTGCCGACGAATCCGCCCTTGGAACGTGCCTGCATGAAGTTCTCGGTAGCGTCACGGATGGTCTTACCGACCTCAACGACCCCCTGAGCCGAGTTGGCATTCCAGATGGCTACGTTATCCGGCTGAAAGCCGTAGTCAATCGCGGCACGCCTCTCATCGTTACCTGGCACGAGGGCGGCTACCGTCCAGTTACCCGGCAGCTTGGCGAGGCGTTCCTTGAGCCTCGTTGGGCGATTGCGCGAACGGTTCTCATATCCGTCCGTCAGCACATACGTCAGGAAGGCATGGTCGCCGTACAACGTCGCCGTCTGCGCCAAATCGTCAAGCGACTTGAGCGTAGCGTCAATAAGCGCGGTCTGTCCGTGAGTCTTGTATAGGGACTCGATGGAAGGCAGGCGCAGCACGTCCATGTCATACACGAGGCACGACACGTCGTTGGCGAACTCATAGATGGAAACGCGAGTCTCCTGGTTCAGTTCCTCGGAGCGCTTCGCCAGATACTCGATCTGGCTGTCGGTGACCTTGACTAAGTTCTTGACATGCTTGTCCATGGACCATGATGCGTCCAATACCAATACTACGTGGTTGATATAATTCTGTGTCTTCATTTGTTTTCCTTATTCGGCTGTATTAGCCTTGATTTGCTTGACCACCCATTGGGCGGCATCTCGTACCTCGATTTGTACGCATGCGATGATGAGCGCGGTATATGCGAGAAGATCGTTTGCAGTGATCGCTGCGCTGTTGAGATCGGCTAGCGGAACCCCGATCTGTTCGTCAAAGATCGCCCACAAAAAGACCAGGGCCAACAGAACCCATGGAACAAAAGGCCTCATGCCGTCACCGCTTCCGGCAGAAGGCCCTTGCGCGTTAGGTAGTGGCTGATTGCTGCCCATGTGGGAGCAACGATTAGCCCCGGAATATCCGTGGCATTCTGGTTGTAAGGGTAGGCCTTGACGAAAGCGACGCGATCCTTGTTGGCAGACCCCTTGACCTTTCCTCGCTCACCATTGAAATACTGCCACTCGAAGTCGTAGACAAACTCTACGCATGTCTTGAGGCGGTCGTCAATGAGGTACTGAGCCTTCTCAAGGAAGGGACGCTTATCCCCCTCGGTGACCACGAGCTTGGCATTCACTCGATCCGGCTCGGGAAGGAACCGATGATTCACTAGCCACTGCCGAGTCGCTTCCTCCGTGTGAGCCTTGCGATTGGTGATGTAAATGAGATTGTGCCCTGCGTTGATGAGGTTCTGACAAGTCTCCACCGCGCCCGTGAAGGGCACTTGACTCAGGATTGAGTCATCCTCATGGACGCGAGCGATAACCTCAAGCCAACGATGCGGAACGCCATCATCACCCATGAGCACGTCGGCGGGTGAACGCCATTCGGTCCAGGGATGATAAGCGGCTTCCTTGAAGCCATCATCGCCAGACTCCTGCCACATCTTCAACGCGGCATCTCGCGATGGACTTTCAAAGTCATACAAGGTGCTGTCCACGTCTACACCGATAGTAGCCATTAGTCGTCAGTCCTTCCGGGGAACCACTTGGGGTCCTTTAGTTCAGAGCCAGCGAAGGCGATATATCGCCACCGACCAGTGTCCAAATTAACCTCTACGTCCACTTCCTCTTCACAGAGCATATAGTGGATGACCTCTTGCTGCGGAGCCTCGTTGGGCCATAGGTCTACATATTCGTCCCTGGCCTCAGGGCCTCCATGCACGTATTCGGTGATAATAGTCGTGTTAGGGCGATCAGCCATTATTCGACCTCCGTTAGTCCTACTTGCTCGAAAATGTCGTTCGTGCCCAGACCGAGATTCTGAAATTCCATCAACGCTGCTGCGTGCCACATGACACACGCCAGGTGGCTGACCGGTTCCCCGGCCAAGTTACTAACCTCGGCGTCATATTGCTGTCCACGCTGCCAAGCGTTCAAGTGACGGTGAAGCGCCCCAAGAGAGAGCCGCCAGCGATAGCCCTTGCGCCAATTATCATCAGCGTACTTCTTGGAGCCACCGCCATAGACAAGAGCTAGCTGACGAAGCGCCTCGGCGGGGATAAGATCAAATCGCTCAATCTTCTGCCCCTTCTGCCCACCCGTCTTAGGGTCAACGATGCGCTCTTCGCCCGCTGAACAGAAATCCACACAAGTCTCCATTAGTCGTCTGCCATGTAAGACTGATCGAAACGCTCAGCGTGCTCGGCTGAGGCGATTGCGTCTACACGCTCGCGTAGCTCTGCGCGCCTCTCTTCGATGAACTCTGCAATCTCGTCTTCGGTCCAGTCCTCATCAAACACATACTTGCTTGACTCGAAATAAGAGTAAGTAGACGACTCGTCGCCATACTTCCTGATCTTGACTCCACCACCCGCGCTATGGCTGATGGTCTTCTCAACTAACTGCGGTGGCTTCTTCGCCATTAGATAAGCCTCTCGTACGTCTGTTCAAAAACCTGTTCGTCGCAAGGGTAGAACTCGCCCTGCACGCCTCTAATGATCCATTGATCGAGCTTCACGCCGACCCAAGTCTTATGAAGTACATCGAAGACCTCAGCGACAATCTCCGGATCATCGTTACGATCCTCGGGATCAACTGTCGCGAACAACCCTCCTGTAAATCCCTCAAGCTCGGCAACATTATCACCAGTGAACCGAATGGCTTGAATGTTCACCGGCCTCTTGCGGAACCAGGCCTCAGGCACGATTCACCGCTGTCAAAAGGTTGTTCTGTAGAGCGACCGAGGCGATGTATACCTCGACCTGCTCTAGGACTTCGGTTGGGACGGGCGAGCCGTCCGCACTATAGATCGTCACGCTCGTGGCGAATGGATATTGCTTATACTGCGGCTTGCGCGGCTTCCGCTTACGCGACTTTGTCTTCGATTCCATCACTTACCCTTCACTAGAAAGCATGACTCTCTAAGTATACACACTGTGTCAGAAATTGCAAGTCCTAGAACCTGCGATCCTTGTACAACAGTGTTCCATTGACATAGGTGGCAAGATCGATCTTGAAGAGCCCATCTGGCCAGATGGTGGCAGTGGCAAAGCCCTGCTGCCAGTCGGGAGCCACCGTATAATTCGGCCAGACCCGTCCGTCGCTGCCAATTTCTTGAGTGACCCTGCACATGCAGCCGATCTCCACGCCGGTCAAGGTTTTAGCCGACCTATCAATGTCGTGCACGGTCTTGAAGACCTGTGCCTGGCGATGCCCGTGGCCGACCATGATCGAGTAGCCAAGCGCCTTGAGGGTTTCCAAGGCCGTGGAGCCTGAGTCCTTTCGGGCGATCCAGCCATGACGCACTGCCAGATGATCGCTCAGCTTAACCTCGGCAAGATCGTACTTGCCGTGCGGGTCGATGTAATCAAACCCTAGCTCATCCAGACGCCATAGGTGCTCAACAGTGATTACCTCGGGGCCTTCCTCTTCGGGAGTATCAGCCCGCTTAATACCATAGACAGGCTGGACTGATGGCTTATCGAGCAAGATATTGCGTAGACGCTCCGAACAGTGGTTGCCACCAATGATGGACCATTTCGTGTCAGGGCTTGCGAGGCGATAATCGAGCAGCATGTCGTAAGTTGACTGCGTGCACTCATTGACAGTGGCGGTGTTCTCAGGGTCGAGCCTGTGTCGTGAAATGTCCGGATAGTCTGCTGTATCACCGAGACTCACTCCCTCGTCAGGTTGATAATGTTCGAGCCAGTCTAGAAATGCTCCGTGTAGACCCTCGTCCTGATACGGAGCCTGCTGGTCGCCCACTACCACCACGAACCTCGGGTGCTGAGTCAGCTTTCGGGCACGCGGTTTAAACGTGCGACCGTCATCTCTGGCGGCTACTAGCTGAATAGCTGACTTGACCCTTGTGGCCGTGAACTTCGTCTGATAGTACGTGACCGCAGTCTCGCCTGTGTTCTCAGTCCATACGGCGGAAGCCGGTCCCTGATAGTCGTTGACTGTCAGGTGGGTAATCTCCCAATCCTCAGGATTGAGGCCGCGCTTGCGCAGTAGCTCATCAGGATCATCGAGAATCTTGCCTGGACTGACGACCGAACCTTCGGCCTCGTCGCCTGAAATCTTCGTATATTCCTTCTCTACGGCGCGGGGGTTCGTCTGGTGTCGCAATCGAAAGCGACGAATGGCAGCTTCAGAAGTGTCAAACTCTGAAGCCAGAGAGGCGTTAGTCGCCCCGTCCTCGATCCTCTTCCTCAGAAGACTGAGCGTCGGCTCGTGATCGAGTGGACTCTGATGTGTTGGATTCACTTGTTTCTCCATCTTGTAGAGGCTCTAGTGCCTCCGGGTCGATGATTGAGTATTTCTTAGCTGGGTCGATCTTGTATTTCACGTCACGCTTCCCGACGCGGGTGATGCGCTGAGGCAGTTCCTCAGTCTTATCACGTAGCTCTTGACCCTGCGCTAGCTCCCACTCACCGACTGGAATCAAATCTTCACTGTCAGTAAGTGTAGCAGCTTCTTCTTCACTGTCAACCTCTGCCTCATCTTGAGACTCTAGCACGGCAAAGGTACGCTTTAACCAAGCCGAGACAAGGTCTGCCGCATCGTCCTCTGTAGCGCCATAACTATTCACCATGGACGTGCGTAGAAGACGCCCGACGAGATTTGGACTAACCCCTCTCTCGACCTGCTTGTCCGCATCTTCCATCAATTGGGACGCGGTATGCGTGTTGTACGTAAGTCCCGGCCTACGCTCGTTGGAGACTTCTGGGACCGAGCCTGGCGGACCTGGTTGAATGGGTCCTGCGGGAGGCGGACCGCCTCCTGGCACCGGTCCGCCAATTCCTCCCGGTCCGAGGCCTCCCCCGAATAAATCGGACGGCGGCTGAGGCATGACAATGCCTCCGGGACCCGATGCGGGACCTGCCCCGCCTCCTGGCATAGGCGGCTGCTGCCCTCCCATTGGAAGGCCCTGGGGGGCCTGCCCTGCTGGCTGCAAGACAGACTCGACCTCTGCCTTGAGGTCGGCAGGCACGGGAAGCCCCTGGATGGTAAGTGCAGTGTAAGTCTCAAACTTGGCACGCTGCTGAGCAATGGTCTTGCGCTTAAGCTCTTCGTTGAACTTCTTGTACTCTTCCTTGGAGTCCCAATTGAAGTTACCAACCATAAGCCCCTCGTCGGAGATCGGCACGCCCAACCCTCTTAGCGACTGCATGAACTGACGCTCGGTCGCCTCGTCGCGCATGTCCAAGACCTGGAACTCAAGCTCGGGCACGAGCAGCTTAGGAACCTCAACGACGCTCTTGCTGAAATCCTCGTCGTACTCAACAATTTCCTCATAAAGCTTGACGCGGGTCTGCCCCTTTTGCTCATAGTCATAGTGACCCTGAGCCTCGGCAACTACCAGAGCGCGTTCCTTGAAGTGGTCCTTAAGCATTTGCTGGAACGTACGAAGAATCTGATTCATGAACTCTGCCTGTAGAGCGGATGAGGCGTAAGGCTGTCCGCCCGAACCGGCAGACAAGAGGCTGGGGTTGACACCGAAGACCTGCATTAGGCGCTTCTCGATGCGGTCGAAGTCATCCCCTAGCCTCGGCATCTGCTCTCTACCGAAGACGTTCTCTAGCTCAAGGCCGAAGTGATGGACCATGAGGCGGAAATCAGAGCTAAGGGCTAGGTCTAGGTCGTCACGTACTGACTCTAGTTCTTCGGGTCCCGGAATCCATGGCGGCTGTCCGTCGCCCATGTCCATAATGCCCAACTTGGCCAGCAAGAGCGGAGAGTATAGTCGCTCTGCGATGGCGTCCTGGGAGGCAAGTAGCTTCTCTTCGTGCAAGAGTGTACGCAGCGCGCGAAGCAGGATCGGTGTCCCATGGTCGTCCCAATCGTTGAGCTTGTTTGCCACTTGACGCATGAGCACGCCTGAGACAGGGATATGCTCACCCTTGAGCAAATAAGGAATAAGCTCAGGATAGTTGGCATCAAGTAGACGATATTCCTTGGCCGGGTTCTTGGTCTGGGCAAGGCGCTTGAGGTAGTCCGGTGGAGCGAGCTTCAACTGCTGCGTGCCAAGGATCGGGAAGTTCTCGATCACCACGTCCTCGGGATTGATCAACTCTTCTCTCTCCCATACGCCCAAGCTCTCATCAAATGAGCCGAGCGGGAAGGCTTCACCTACGCACCAATACTCGCGCCCAAGGGATACCAGGAAGTCCTTGTAGTGCAACTGGTTGAAGAACAAGTCCTCATAGAAATCCTTCAACTGCGGGTCCTTGCACTTCAGGGACATACCTGATAGTGGGAACCGGGTGAAGATATCGACCAGGATTGGGATCAGGTAGTGAGTGGCGTAGTACAGCCTAAGCCACTTGTGAAGCTTATGTCGGTGGCCCTCGTCCGCAACATTCCACGGGAGGCCAGAGAGGTCCCAATACTCAAGCGGGTCATAGAAGCGCGGAATGGCAGCGTGAGCATCGGGGGCTCCCATCGTCGCGCCTAGTTTGGGATACAGCCTCTCCTGGCGAGCGACCCTGGATTCGCGAGCCATGCCATTGCGAACGGAGAGCCCTCTAGAGGACCCCATGGCATTTCGCATGGCCGTATTGTGGTTCAGGATTTTCTGAACCTCGGGCGAGTCGTAGTTGGAGTCCGTGACGGTGCGCCCAAGCTTTAGACTAACGCCCTTCAGTTCGCTCGCCGCCGCTGAACGAATCTCTCTGTCGAACTGATAGCCGTCGCGCAACGCATCAGCCGCCCTATCGGGATGATAGGGCAGTGTTACACCTTGCTTGCGCAGGCGCGCTAGCTCGTCGTTTAAACTGGTATCCATCTATACTTAGTCGGCGCTAATGCGCCATTTCGCGCTTATCGCTTGAACTTTGCCATTGCTTCTCGGACCCTGTCTGGGTCAAGAAGACTGGATACTGCTGAACGATCTCCACCGCCGAATGAGCCGCCCTGATCGGACGTGCTGAGGCCATCCCACTTCTTCTCAACGTCCTGGTGCTCAGTTACCTGCTCACCGATTTCCTTCAACTCGCCCTTGTTGTCGGGCGAGTCAGGGGTCTGGGTGATAGGCTCGACAACGTCCTTGCGCCTGGTCGGGTTGCGACCATCGGCATCGTCAGCCTTGAGGGGCTGATCGTGCGGCACCGTCTTGGGCGTCCACTTACGCTTGTCGATCTTGAATCCAGGGTTGACCGTAGCGGTGTCTGCCGTCTTGGCAGCCATGCTCATCGGAACCTCTTCCACACCCTCACCAATAGCCGAAGGCTCAGGAGAATCCAGGGAATCAGTCTCAGCCAGATCATCGATAAAGTCCTCCTGTGTGGCCTCGTCTTCGAAGTCCACCGTTTGTAGCTCAAGGACAGGCTGTTCCTGCTGAACCTGCTCTGCCTGTTCGGCACGCTCCTGGCGGCGCTGCTCGGCCTTCTCTGCCTTCTCGTCCCAGAAAGCCTGAGTGGTCATGGCGGGCTTGAACTTGCAGCGGTCGCCCTCGTACTCTCCACCCTGGCAGTGCTGGTTGGTCCATGCGTGCGAAGCCATGGCGTTGTACCCTGCGGAGGGGTCGCCAGCGGCTAGAGAAATGTCCGTGACCTCAGAGTGGTACGGGCACATCTTCGGCTTGCGGGCCTCGTGGCGAACAGACGCAGTGCGTAGCTGCGGCGTAGCGTCGCCGGTCACAAAGTTGTTGGAGATGGTCTTGTAGACGCTGTCAGTATCAGCGAACCCAACCTGTTGGCAGGCAGCGGCGACAACGGCCTTGATATCGTCCTCGACAAGCGAGTAACGAGCGGCCTGGTCGTCTACCGATCCCTGACGAATGAAGGTGGCGAAACGATCTTCGACACGCTGAATCGACAGGGCCATAGCTTGGCGGACCTTGCCCTGGTCGTTACGATCCTCGAATTCGATTACGTCAAATAGGCTGGAATTAGTCATGTGGATATCCTCTTAGCTGCCATGAGACTCCGTCAGTGTGATCAACACGCTCGAAGCCAAACACTCTGTGACAATTGCGGCACCAGTAGAAAATGGGGGGCCATTCGCAGAACACGAAATAGGCTTCATTAGCACACTCTCCGCAAGTCACATGCGAGTATCGCATTAGCCAAACAAAGCCTCGTCGGGAGCTTCCTCGACGCGACTTGTAGCTACGGCAGCCTCCTTCCTAGTGGTCGTAGTGCGTGTAGAAAGTTCCTTACGGCGTGCAGCCTCGAAGCGTGCGAGGAATTGCATAACGTACTCTTCCACATCATCGCCTACGTACCCGGCAGTCTTGCTCCTGATGTGGGACAAGGCTAGCTCTCGGGAGGCACCCTGGTCAGCCACGATGCCGTCATCAAGGCCAGATGCTAGAAGCACCGGGTCGTCTTGCAAAACCTGTTCAAAATCGTTCTGGTCAGTCTCGCTCACCATATCCTGAACGACGGCATCGAGCCAGTCGTCAGAGCGACCCATATCAGCCTGGGGAACGACCTGCTGCACCGGAGGCGCGTAAGCCTCAACGTCACCCACGTCGATGTGCTCGATGGCCTGGGCGATCTGCTCGCCCTCAAGCTCAGCCGTTCGAATGATCTTGTCCAACTCGATCTGATCTGAGTAACCTACACCGGACTGGATAAGCGCAGACGCTTCCCGCCAAATCTCGACAAGGTCAACATGACGATTGGCAAGAGCGGTACGGTCGTGGTTGTACGTAGAAGATAGGCGAGCGTTTAAACCTTCTACCGGGTTGGCCGAAGCTGTCCTCTCGCTCATCCAATCCTTGACGCCGTGAGAAGCAAAGGACTTAACCTCGCCGTTCTCTAGGCGGACAGTGACCTCGTCGCCCCATACAGAAGCGTAGCGTTGAAGGATGGTGCCCTTGATGCCATTAGGAGTAACGACATGCGTGGCGCTCTTCTTCTTCTTCTCGTCCTTCTCGCTCTTGAGTCCCTTGAGATAATTAACGGCGTCGGACTCAACCTCATCCATCTTGTCGGCATCGCCCTTGGCAATGACACGGCCCTCGTGGATAGCGTATACGGTGTCGCCCTCGAAGTGGTAATGAACGTCAGTCATAGTGCTCGAAGATTAACTGTCTTGCAACAGAAAGGATTACAGGGAGACTATTTTCGTCTGCCACGGTTGATTCCACGGATGCGGGAACCAACAACGCCACGAGGCATTGATGGCGATCTGGAAGTGAAGGGTTCAAGAGCCTGCTCGCCCTTACGGTGGATATTCTGGTAGTACGCCGCAAGTTCGGGATGCATAGCCGTTCCCTGGGTCGTGCCTGGGATCGTGTAACCGCCCAATGCGCCAGGGGCGAACATGTTCCTTGACAGTTCTTCCCTCATCGACCGCATGACGATGTTACCGATCAGCCTCTCGGTGACCTCCATGATGCAGTCTGCCATATCCTTGGTCTGGACCGGGCCTACGTCCTGCTTATCCACCTTAGGGTTCTTACCCTGGGTGGACTTCTTGACTAGGAACTTAAGCTCAAGCGCCGACCACTGATTGCCCAACTCGTCGTGTGGGGCATGAACTAATCCCTGGTACAGGGCCGTTTTGAACGCCTCGGCCTGCTTCCAGTTGGACTCGTTGGTTCTGCGCTTAAGCTCGATGATGGTCGAGATGTTCCTAGCTCTGACCTCTTTCTGCAAGGCCTGGATCGGAGCGTCTGACTGATACTGGTCGAAGCTCACATGGACGGGTCTGAAGATATCGATATAGCCCATGACCTCGTTATGGACAATCTCCCAATCGATGGCACCGCCCTCGAAATACTTCGGCTCCCAACGCTTGATGATATCGAATACAACGTGGTCGCGAACGACTCCGTCCTTGTGCTCGAACTTCTCCACATGGCCTAGAGCGAAGCCGAATCCAGCAGTCGTAGAGGACGGGTCCAAGTGAGCCGTGTACTCATAGAACGCCCTTGCCCCCTGTCCATAATTAGAGTAAAGAGGTTCGAGTATCTGCCGCCCCTCATCGTCGTAACCGGTCGGAGCACCAGCGAACATGCGATCAACGTTCTCAGGCTTGAGGTAAGCGTCCTCGACCTCGGCAAACCTGCCCCTACGCTCGACCTTGAAGGTGTCAGGATTGGACGCCTCCTGAGCGCGCATCTTGGCAATCTGAATCTTGTCATCCTCGGAGTAACGCTCGAACCCTTCGCCGTCTACCTCGTCCGGGTCCCAATCAGGCGAGCATGTGAACGCCTTGCCCGGAATGTACGACTCGCGATACTTGGAAGGGTGCTTGCGGAACTCTTCACGGTATCTGTCGGTCATGCCCCAGGAGGGGAACTGGAACCCCATAAGCATCGGGTTGCCGTTCTCTACCGCGACCTCTTCGAGCGGATCATCGGGGTCTGCCTGCTCGAAGTTGCCGACCGGCTTCTCGGGATCGAAGGGGAACATCGCTTCGACGTAGCGGTTATAGAACTTACCGATCTTGGAATAGGGTGAAGAGTTGCAGAAAATCATTGCAGCCTTGCCGAACTGGTCCAAGGAAGGGGTAGCGGCGGCATAGACCTGAGAGGCTGAGGCCTTACCCTCAAGAGTCTCGATCATGTGCGCCATCTCGTCAAAGATGATGACCATGCCAGCCAGTCCACGAATAGTTCCGGCGTTGGCGGCGAAGGCCTTGCCTCTAAGGCGGGCAATGTCACGCTGAGACTTGGAGGATCGGGAATGGACCTGGTTACCCACAGCCCTGAGGTCGGCGGGGGTAGCAACACGAAACTCAGTCTCAAGGCCACGGACCCAATAGTCTCTAAAGGCTCGACAACCTTCGACGGTGTTGATGAGGTCGGCAAACTGATACTGCTTGGCCTGATCCTCAGAAGCAGCTACGCAAGCGAAGTAGATTTCCTTCTTCTTATCTACGTCGAAATGCGCTCCGGGGTCCTGTAACTGCAAGGTGTCCCACATCACCTTGGCCGTGGCGATGCCCGTGATAAATCCCTTCGAGGAACGACGCCCTCCGATTAAACAGACCTCTTGGAAGTGGTCGTAGTTGCGCTCACGGAGGTACTGCGTCTTCTCCCTGATGTTCGGGCTGACCATGATCTCGCCAGTACGATTGCCCCCGGCGATCCACTCGTCCAGAATGTCCTCTTCCCAGCCTTCAAGTTCCTCAAGGAACATGAGCTTGAGCAAGACCCTCTGGCGCGGGTACAAGTCCTTGCCGCAAAAATCATCAGATTCCGCAAATTCAACTACGCTGATCTTTTCTTGTGCGAGATCGCGCTCGATGCCATCTAGTAGGTCCATTGCTATTCCCCCACAGTACGCTCAGTAAATAAGGCTAATGGCCGCGTTTAGCTCGAACGGATCGAACCCAGCGTTCGGTGGCCTCTTCTAGACCATCCTCTAGACTCAATTCTCCCGAATAAAGGGCAGCTTCCATCTCGTTAAACGCATCGCTATGCGACATGCCGTTGGCTACGCGCGAAGTAACATACTCGCCCATGATAAGCATGCGTCCGCCACGACGATCTTGATACGCGCGCCACTTCTCGTTTGACCAACCTTCAGGACGTGGACACATTACTGCGACCTGTAATTGTCATTTTGCTTGTAGTAGTCCTCGCCCCTCTGCTGCGCCTTCTTGACCTCGTATTCCTTCTTCTCGTGATCCTGGCCGTATTTGGCCAGCGAGCTATGCGGCATCTTGCCCAGCCATTCGATGACAGGACCGCCGCCCTCAAAGATGGGCGTGCCATCAACGCGAACCAATACATCAAGCTCCATCATTAGCTCGTAGCTGAGTTCCTTCTCAAGCTCTTCAAGCAAATCGGCAATCTGCTCGATGGAGTCAAAGGGATACTTCATCCGCCATTGGGCTTGATGCTTGTGAACGATTCCGACAGTAAGCTCAATGGCCTTCTTGATCTCATCGTCGGTCAGGTCGAGAGTCATAGCTCCCGAGAATTCCTTGGCTGTGCTCACCGTGTCTTTGCCCGTAGGCAAGTTGGGTGACGTTACGAATGGATTAGTCATCGTATATTAACGACAAGAGCCCGCCTAAAAGACGGGCTCAAGTGCGTAACAAGGTACCTCGTTGTGGGTTTAGGAAACGTTCAGGTTACGAGCGTCGATGACCACCGGATCGGTGGTGTAGAACGTAGCCGAACCGTCAGCAGCAGTGGTGTCGAAGTTCGCGCCGCCTGGCGTAGCAGACAGGGTGAACGTGTTGGCGGACGGAACCGAGTTGACGTAGAGCGTGGTGCCTACGTTCGGCAGCGTGATCGTGGTCTTGGTTGCCACGACTAGCTTCTGACCAACGGTTAGACCGTGGGCCGTTAGCGTCCACACGTCGGTCGCAACAACAACCGTTGCCGAGATGGTTGCCGGGACGACAACGTACGCCAGCGCGACGCTGGTTGCCGGGACAGCGGGCCTACCTCCGAGATTGAAAGCGCTGTTACTTGCAGCAGCAGTACCATCAGTCTTCACTAGGGTCTGCGGAGCAGCTAGTGTGACGGAGAGTAGATCGACGCGAGGGGTCGTGGTCGGAGCCGTCAGCGTGACGGTCT